AGTTAATATGCCACCAAGGCATACTAAGTCTGAGTTTGCATCTTTCTTGCTACCTGCGTGGATGGTGGGCCGTAATCCAAAACTCAAGATCATTCAAGCAACGCACACAGGAGAACTGGCCGTGCGGTTTGGTAGAAAAGCAAAACATCTTATTGACTCAGAAGATTATAGAAAAATTTTTCAAACAAGTTTACAAGAAGACTCAAAAGCTGCAGGCAGATGGGAGACGGCACAAGGTGGTGAATACTTTGCTGCTGGTGTTGGTGGAGCAATCACGGGCCGTGGTGCGGATTTATTGATTATTGACGACCCACACTCGGAGCAAGATGCGTTGTCTCCTACAGCGTTAGAGTCGGCTTACGAGTGGTATACTTCAGGACCACGTCAGCGTTTACAACCAGGTGGTAAGATTGTCTTGGTCATGACAAGATGGTCAACCAAAGATTTAACAGCAAAACTTATAGCGAACCAAAAAGAACCAAAGTCTGATCAATGGCACGTGGTCGAGTTTCCGGCGATCATGGAACACGGACCAGTGTGGCCAGAGTATTGGAACTTGGAAGAACTAGAAAAGGTTAAAGCTTCATTGCCCGTGGGCAAATGGAATGCACAGTGGATGCAAGCGCCAACGAGTGAGGAAGGCGCGATCTTGAAACGTGAGTGGTGGAGAGTTTACGATGGAGAGAACATACCGCCTCTACAACATGTCATACAATCTTACGATACAGCTTTCTTGAAGAAAGAAACCGCTGACTATTCAGCCATTACAACATGGGGCGTATTCTATCCAAACGAAGATAGTTCAGCTAATCTCATACTTCTAGACGCTGTTAAAGGTAGATACGAGTTTCCAGAACTTAGACGTTTGGCTTTACAACAATACGAATATTGGAAGCCTGAGTCTGTTATTATCGAGGCCAAAGCATCAGGACTGCCGCTGACCTACGAACTCCGGCAGATGAACATCCCAGTTATTAACTTTACACCTAGCAAGGGAAATGATAAACATGCTAGAGTAAACGCCGTAGCACCTCTTTTCGAGTCTGGAATGATATGGGCGCCAGATCAGAAATTTGCAGAGGAGGTGGTCGAGGAATGTGCAGCATTCCCTAACGGTGATCACGATGACCTTGTGGACTCTACAACACAAGCGATCATGCGCTTCAGGCAGGGCGGATTGATCCAACATCCAGAAGATTACATCGAAGAGAAAAAAGACCCTAAACCTAGGACGTACTATTAATGTCAAAAGATAAAGTTAAAAAATTTGGTCAACTGGCATACGAATACATTCGTAAAAAATTAATTAAGCCAGGCAAAGGCGGTATTACTTCTCTACCTACTGATAAAGAAATTACTAACGAAATGTTAGTGATGTTTGAAAATCTTAGAGAGGCAGGATACAATGTTACAAACATTGGTAAAGAAGTTAAGAACGCGGACGATTTAGCATTTTTAGTAAATAGAATAGAGCAAGCTAAAATAAATCAAGCCAAAGAATTTTCAGACGCTGCAGAAGCGTTAGACACTATTCAATTTAAATTAAATAACAACATACCTTTAAATCCTGATGATCAGAAAAAATTATTAGGTAAAGGTTTTAAAACAACGACAGAAGCGTTTCAAGGTTTTAAACCTAAAATTATTCAAGGTGGTAAAAAAGAAGGTATTAAGAGTTTAGATCTTGCTAAAGAGTTAGAAGAATTAACAAATAAAAATTTAAAAGAAAGAGGACTAGGTGAGATTAAATTAGGAGACAAGTTACCTGAACCTAAAAAGAAAAAACCAGCTGTAGATCCTGAATTACAAAAGTCAGAGGATACAAAGAAAATGATAAAAGATTTTGAAGAGAGAAACGAAAGAGCGTTAGAGGATGTTGTTGATGACGCTGGCGGTACAAAAGAGGGTGTAGAGTTTGATGATGAACCGTTTGATGCTGCAAAGGGTGGTATTGCAAGAGTAGGAATGTTTAAGGGTGGTAAACTTTTTAAATTTTTATCTGAGAACAGTCCTCTACAAGCCTATAAAAAATATTTAAAAAGTGTAAAGAAGAGAGCTCAAAAAGATGACATTGGTTTAGTTCCTGAAATGCTGGCGTTAAGTTCAGCAGGTATATTAGGGAACAGAGCCTTACAAAGAAAATTAAAATCAATGAACCCAAGAGAAGAAGAGGAAAAAGATAAAAAAGCTATGGGTGGTCGTATAGGTTTTGAAAAAGGCGGCATGACTCGTAGAACATTTTTAAAATTATTAGGTGGACTTGCTTCAATACCTCTTGTAGGTAAATTTTTAAAACCTGCAGCTAAAGTTGCAAAGACTGCAGAG